CTCCTTGTTTATATACAATTTATTGAACACCCGCATAAATACCGCCTTGAGCGTAATGTCATCGACAGCTTTTATAGAGCAGGCAGCCTTCCCTTTTTTGATATAAGTACTACATTGCCAGACAATTTGCTTACTAGGCTCCTTGCTGTTCCAGGTCCGGCGTTTAAAGGATGCCCCGCACCGACCGCAAACCAGCTTGCCGCTAAACGCATAATGCCTGGCATACTTACTCCGGTCTCCCGGCAGATTGCCATACTCCGCCGCCCGCTGCGACAGCAGCCGTTGCACGAGGTCAAAATCATCTTTCGAGATAATCGGCCGGTGATTGCCGCTGACCCTATATATCGGCAATTCTCCCCTGTTCTTTTTTTTCTTGTGCGTTAGGTAATCGGCGACATAGGTTTTTTGCAGGACGGCATCGCCACAATATTTTTCGTTTGTTAAAATATTTCGGATGGTGCTTTCCGGCCAGTGGGCAAGACCGGTCACAGTCGTTATGTTATCTGCCTCCAGCCCCATAATGATAGTTCTAATGCCCTTGCCTGCAATATACTCGCAGAATATTCGTTTGACAACTTCAGCTTCCCGCTGGTTAATCATCAATTGGCCTTTGCCATCCGTATCATAGCCGAGAAGCCTGCTTGTGGCCACAGTCACCTTCCCCTGCCTGAATTTTTTACGATAGGCCCAGCGGATGTTGTCGGAGATGCCGCGGCTTTCCTCCTGGGCGATTGAAGACAAGACGCTAAGCAACAGTTCACTCTCGGCGCTTAAGGTGTTGATTTTTTCCCGCTCGAAATACACGGCCACGCCCAGGGTTTTCAGAAACCGGACAGCCTCCAGACAATCCAGCGTGTTGCGCGCAAAGCGGGAAATGGACTTGGTGACGATTAGCTCGATCTTATCGCCTTCGGCGTCTTTAATCATCCGGTTGAATTGCGTACGCCCTGTTGTGCGCGTTCCGGAAACTCCGCTGTCGGCGTAGATACCTACAAACTCCCACGCCGGATTTTGCTGGATGTACTTTTTGTAATACTCAACCTGTGCCTCATAGGAGGCCATTTGTTCGTTGGACGCTGAACTCACTCTGCAGTATGCACATACCTTTAGCTTCGCCTGTTGCGGTGCATTTTTTGTCTCTGCCTGCGTCTTGGGCGAAATGGTCAAAATCCTCTTCAAAGCTGCACCTCCCAACATCAGTTGACATGTTAGCTCAGTTGCCGCCCCAAAGCAACTCAATTCTGATGCGGAAACATATTAATCGGGATAAAAAATATGGCTTGGATGTCTCCATCCAAGCCGCCAAAATCATTGAGCTGAATTCATAAGTTTTAAATACCCTCTTTAAACTTACGCCTAAACCGGTAAAACTCTTCCAGCGCCACCCCAAGTTGCTTGAGGATTTCAGTAGTGTCTTTTCCTTCCGCACGCACTTGGTCAAATCTTTCGGACAAATTCCGGTTCTTGTCGTATAATTCGGTTTCTCTTCTTCTATATTCCGGTGATTTACGATACATAAGCCTTCTACATGCCGGTTAAGGTAATAACCGAGTTCTTTCGCTCCTTTGCTTTGTACAAAGCCCGATCGGCCTTCATTAAAAATGTTTGAAGTCCTGCCGTACGATTCGTTTCCCATTACTGCAATGCTTTAAGTCTTGTCTACCTGCACCGTCACTATCCTATTATTGGATATAATAACTCTGCTTGTGCCGTATGGCAAGTAATAGTAGTAGATTACCGGGCAAAACTTTTCTTGTTCTCCGCATCAATCCGCTCAAACTCCTCATGGGTAATCAACCCTTTAGCCAAGAGCTGTTTTAGCAGATAGCGGCTGATCAAGTAATCCACGGCTGCTTTTTCAGATACTAACATAGCAATTCCTCCGTTTTTGAGTAACCAAAGCCCCCGCAGTTAGATTGAAATAACCGGGGCTTTGGTTCATTTTTATTTCGGTATGGTCAGCATAATTCCGATTCTCGACATGTCCGGATGGTCAATGTTTGCATGTCCGTAAACTCCCAAGTACCCGACATCGCCATGCGGTGCGACGAGCGGGATCTTCGGGACGTTGACCTTCCAGCTATAGGCGGCGAACACTTCTTGATAACTGCCGCCGACCTGAATCAATCGCTCAGGGTACGCTTTAATATTGTACTGGTTCAACGTCACTGGCGTGTTGGGCAGCATTGTGCCGCCAGTGAGCAAGGTAGTTGTTAACGGCGCGGTGGTTAGCGTTTTACCAAGCACCGAAACCGGCAACGCACCAGTTGAGTCCTTCTTGGGTTCGGTAACAATGGCAAACTGGCCGCCGGACTTTTGCAGTTCCTTCTTAATTGTATCTTTCAGCTTTGCCCCGGTGGTCTGTACCACAACATCCGGCGGCTTATCTTCATCTTTTTTTATCTCATTCGCTATCGCAACTGCTTGTGCCGACGAAATGGGCGCTTGGGAGGCGTTGGCCGCCTTATCTACTCCAGCCGACGTCGTTGCTTCCTCCTGGCTCTCAAACGTCACCGGCACTTGGGGATGAAGCTTGTCCCAGACTAGTATCCCGGCCATCGCAATAATTAACGCCAAGGCAATATAAAAAAGCGCCCTGACGTGCTTATCGATCCAGGTGGAGATCATGATCATATCACCCCGAACAGCTTTAACAAGATCGTGGCCAATGCGACAATCTCGATCATATGCACAGCAGCTTGCCCATATTTTTGCAAAAACGCTTGTTTAGCCTGCACCGCTTCCGCTGCGGCAGCAGCCGCCTCAGCTTTCGCTTTTTCCTCCAGGCTCACCAGTTTCTGTTTGAGAGCCGCAATTTCATCTTGGAAAAGGTCTTTACCGGCTTCTTCCAAAGCCGCAATAGCCGTTTTAACCCCGGCGACATCGTTTTGCACCGATGTCGTTATAGTCGGTGCGGCATCCTGGGTAGTTCCTTGGGATTGTACGTTTTGTTCGTCCGACATTTTCATTCCTCCATTTTTTAAAAAATAAAGCGACTCTCTTGAGCCGCCTTTATAGAACCCTTATCCGTAATACTCATTGCCGTCAAAAGTCTGGCCACCTATATCTAGGCAATCCGTAAACTGCCACATTTTTGCGGCCGGAAAATCGTTACTGTTCCCCCATTGTGCGTTCCAATACGGAACATAATCGGCCAACTGGGAAGTGTCAATTTTGCTTGTCAGCCACGAATAGGAAGCATAAATGCCAACATGCGAATAACCTGCTTCATTAAGTGCACAGATAAAGGCGGAGCACATATCCGTAATGGTTTGATTGTCCGGCATACCGCTCTTTTCCTTGTAACCGTCAGCGTCCTCCATGTCATACCAAATACCAAGCTCCGGATTAACTCCATATTCTTGTAAAACTTCCTGCACGAACTGCGCCTCAGCTTTGGCATCTTCAACATTAAGCGCATAGCTGTAGTAATACACACCAATTTTAAGCCCGACCGACAGAGCCCCACTTACGTTATCCGCAAATTTGGGGTCAAGGTGACGAATCCCGTAACCCAGCCGGATTATAACAAAATCGCATCCGGCATCGACGACTGCTTGCCAGTCCACATCACCATTATGATAGCTTACATCAATACCTTTCACTTATTATCAGCCCCTTTGCTTTCATTTTATTAACTCATGGAGCGTTTTGGTTACTGCTCCGGTTTTTGTCCACCGACACTATTGTACTTACTGTCCGTCCACCACTTTCCATACCCGGTAGCCGCCGCTGCCGCTATCGCGCCCACACCGGCCCAGCAGCTCGCGAGGTCATAGTGCGCACCGCCCTCGCCGTTGCGAAAGAAGGCATACAGATAGACGAAAAATAAGATGAGCGTCATCGTCAGGATAACACCCACCCAGTTATCGTGCAGGAAAGAAAACCATCGCTTCATCATTTGAACAGCACCTTCTGAATGACAACGACCACGATGCCGGTAATTACTCCGGTCGCCCCGGCTGCCTTCCAAACGGCTATTTCCAGCGCGCGAAGCCTGGTAAAGATGTCCTCATCGTTCTTCTCCAGAGTAGCAATCGCTTTGCACTGGCCGCTGTGTTCCATGCAAAACCTTTCAGGCTGTACCATCACTTACACCTCCATAAAAACGGATGCCTACGCGTCTAATAAATCGTCATTCAGCCACATTATCCAATTCTTTTTGCCGTCGCATCAAAACTTCTTTATATGTCAGCCGTGCTTTTTCGATTTCCTCAGGCTTTCCTTCCAGTAAAATCTGAGCGTCAAGATAATTATTTCGGACTTGCATAATCAAATCGGCATATTCGTTAATAACGTCTCCCGCCGTTTTAATCATCACAATTTTTCCGCCGTTTATAATGGCTTTAGGCACAATGAACCTCCTTTATCACTCCGACATATTCCTGTGAAGGCTCAAAACTAACCACAAGCGGATAATTGGGCAAAGTTTCGATTTCCAGTACTTCCCCGACTTTTTTATCTACAAGCGTGCCCAGGACATTGAGCTTAGCGCTGCCTGTGAAAGTATCACTTTTAATATAAACTCTGATTAAATCGGCAGCGACTTTTTCGATTTCCCCGGTCACAATATGTTTTAACTGTACCTTACCCGCCTCGTCTACCGACTTAATAAGAAGCAAGTTATCCTCATACCAATTGCTTTTGATTACCGTTTCACCCCTGGCAGCGGCATCCACGGCACAAGGCTGGGCAAGCGATACCGCCATCACCTTGTCGCCCTTTACGATATACCAGCAAACTTTTTCAATCATCACAACCCCTCCAATTCAGTTAAGGCATCATTGATTTCAGATACAAGAGCACCCAGGCATTTCAATAGCTGCACTTTCAGAAACAGGGCAGGTTTCTTCCCGCCGGTCATTAAAGGATAGATTTGATTGATGATAGTTAACGCATCCTGATGCTCTCCTTTATCATTTAAAATAATGGCCCTTTGGAAAAGGGCGTTGTTGGCCTTGGGATAAGCCGTTAACACAGCTTCGCAGATCGCCAGCAATTCATCCAGATTTAAAACCATGGGCAAGGTCTGTCGCACCCGGTTCATGTCATCGAACCATTGATTCTGTGCTACGGCGTTATCCTGTACCGGCCCGGCGGCGGTAAGATACTGAATAATACCGTCTTTGTCCTGACAGGCCAGGCGATTGATTATTTGTGGGCTTGCCGCCATATTTCTTCCCTCCGCTTTATGAGGTATTGCGTGGCAAAAAAGCGAGCATGGTGTACTTTACAAAGGTTAATGGTTCCGCAGTATAAACCCCCGTTCTTTTCAGCGTTCAAGGCGGGACACCGCTTGCAGCCGCTGCCTATATCGCACGTAGCACACTCCTCAAAACCTTGTATGTTGCTAGTCGTACAGTTTTGAAATACCGCCATCTTGCTTTCGTCAATCCAGCTATCCACATCGCCGACACTGAAGTCCCGTCGCATTTCGGGATTTTTGAACCGGAAGCAAACGTACAGCTTGCCGGTATAGTCCACCGAAAGTCCTGTCTTTGTGGACGGGCAAGCAGGGTAGCGGTCATGCACCGGCATGAACGAACCAATATCAAAGGCATTGCACCATACCTTGGAAAAGTACTCGGGCTGCAGCATGAGGTTGGCGATTTCAATGAGCTGAGCGTAAAATATCTCGGTGTATTGATCTAGCCGCCAGTTCTCGTCGTCAAAGACAATGGATATCGATAGATTATAAATCCCCAAGTCCTCGACTAAATGCCGGATGCCTTTTGCCAAATCACTCACATTTTCGGTGGATACGGTAACCATCGCCGTGGCCCGGCCGTTTTGCGTCGATTTCCACCATTCAATATGTGGGGCGATCCTGTCGTAAGAATTGCAGCGCAGTTTGTTATGGAGTGCGGGCAGGCCGTCGATAGAAACGCCGCATTCGATTCGATGGTTTTCAAATAGTTTTCTCACTTTAGCATCGCCAAACAAGGTGCCGTTCGTCACCAGCTTGTAGCGGATCGGCTTGAAGTTTTGTTCGCCTCCGCCCTCGGCAATTTTTTCTTTGATATAAGTAATGCATTGATCGATTAAGTCCGCTTTCAGCAAGGTTTCGCCGCCGCAGAAGTCAAAAGTCGTCTCGGGAAAAGGATGGGTATGAATATCTTTTGCAAAGATTTTGTCGATAAATTTCCTGGCCACTTCCCAGGACATGCTATTAGGGGCTTTATATTTTTCATAGCAATATTGACACTCTAGGTTACAGTCGTCCGTCACCAGGAAGGTATATTTTCTGTAGGGAGGGGCAAAGAACAGCCCCTCCTTGAATGAATATCTTGGAACACTTATCATTTGTTTTCTCCCGGAAATAAAATTACCCGTTGCAACAAGAACAGCTACACGGGTCGTACGCATACAGTGTTAACGTATTCCCTGTTGAATAGTTGCTGTTTGGCGCAACCGTAACCGCGGCCCCCGCTGCAAAGCCCCCGACTTCCAGGGGACTTGTACTGTTAAGGACATAAGCGACGCTATTTACTAACACTCTGGCGGGGTAGTACGATACTGACGAAACGTGAAACTTGACTGCTCCTGTATTGGTCGTGCTGTCGCCAACAAGGGTAAGCGCATTCCTGTTGCGGAGCGCGCCGCTTTCATTCACCACATTGTAGGGATCATAACCGGCCGAACCGTCTATTTTGGCAGCAAAGGGGTTGCTGCCCCAGGCGAATGTTCCTAGCGGCGGATCGTCATTTTGAGGGTTCTGAATGATAATGGCCCCGCCTTTGCAAAGGCCGTTGGCGTCGAAGAAGTATTTCAAATTATTTCACCCCAATAATCATGTAGTAGGCGGTGCAAGCCTGCGCGCTCTGTACGTTAAAGCCGTGCGTCGCCGTCACGACCCTCGTTGTCGGGTCGGCGTAGCACTGAAAGGTAAAACCTGGCCAAGTACCGCCTTCGTTTACGTCAAATGCCGCCGTATTGAAGTTATAGGGCGAAACAATCCAGGCGCATTGCGCCTGCGTGTAGCCGGTGGGTAGCGGAATCGTGCCGCCATGGGCGATGGTGCCGGTAAGAATCGTCACCACGCCCGTCGGGTGGGTGTGATTGGCCAGCGCGTATCCGTCAGCAGCAACGCCGCCTAAATAGTTGGCGTTGCCGTTCAGTACGGCCGGATCGGACCCAACCACATTTTTCACCTTGATGATGAACATCAGGGCGACGTTGCGGGGGCGGGTCTCCGCGCCGCCGGTGGAAGACGTATAATACCAGGAGTTATTCGCATCCGTACTGCCGGAGCCCCTTTGATTGTCTCCGTCATAACCAGCGGCCCAACCCCAGGGAGGGGTAGTTACGTTTTTCGTTTCACCCCACGGCATAATGTGGTTATGGCTCTTGAACAGGTCGGCCTGCCAGCTTCCCATAGCACGCCCTGCGTCAATGCCTCGATTGTTATCAAAACCTCTTAAAAACTCGCCCCGCAGGTCGGGTAGGTTAAAGGTAGTCGAACCGTCGCCAGCTCCGTAATTCGTGCCGATCACCGCGAACAATTCCGAATAAACGGTACGGCTTAACGCCTGCCCGCTGCATTCCAAATAGCCAATAGGAATTGAAGCGCTTGTGGTCCATGGAATAACACCGCCGATAGGAACGCCTGCGGTAAGAAAGTTTGTCGGATTTAATCCCTGTAAAGTGTCGGCATTTAGACCACTTCCTGTCCCCATGTTACCGGCGTGCCAAACGGTATATCCGGAAACCTGGAGCGCAGAGACAGTGTTTAAACTATTGTTTACGGGGTTATATTGCAGGACGTTCCGGTTGTTAACCCAGTCATACAGACCGATACCGCCGTTGTTCCCGTAAATGCCCCACTTATTTGCGTCGCTTACGCTAAAGACAATGTCTTTTTCGGCACCCGTGACATCAAAATACATATTCCCAGTCAGCGTGCCGCCGCTCAAAGCAAGGCGGGCAGCAGCCTGGGCGTCAACATATTCCTTATTGGTATAGGTTTTAGTCAGGTCGGCAATTAAGACCCAGGTCGGTGTTAAATCTTTCAACTCAAATATCTGGTTTAAATCGGTCCGAAAACAAAGCATCCCGACCTGAATATTCGTGGTCGGGAAAGAAGTGCCGGAATTGCAGGACATGATTGTGAAATCATTATTCAGTATTTCCTGGCGGCTGTTGGTCAGCGTTTCCGTACTCTGGATATTCACAAATTGCTGCATTCGCATCCCTCCTTTAATAGCCGTCGGCTGACCAGACAATCGTCCCGGCCACAAGCTGGCCGTCGCTGTCTTTAATCTGCACGTAAAACCCTTCGTCCGTTATCCGGGTAATATCCGGCGTCCCGGTGCTGCCGCCCCGAAGCTGGACCAGTACCTCGGGAGGTGCAAAAAACCGCACGTTATACGGAACGAAGGTGTTTTCCGCCGGGATGGCGCATGTTCCGTTGTCTCTCTGGTCAGGCACATCCACGGTAAGCTGCCAGTTGGTAATCTGCGGCCTGCCGGTGGTCAAAGGTCCTGTGAGAACAAGGGCAATGAGCGCTTTTTGGTATTCCAGCTCGCCGGGAACGAACTTGGTGAACGGGGTATAGCCGACAGGCGAATTCAGGTTCAGAAAGGCCTCCAGGGAAAGGTCGCCTGTACCGAAGGCAATGTCGCTTAAAACGGCGTTGGCGTTTCGCAAATAGGCCTCGGCAACAAAAAACGTCTCCGCTTGCGTAAGGTGGTACACGCTGGCGATGGCGTCCACAGTATGTAAGGCTTCTAAAAGCATGCGCTGGAACTGAACGGTGTTTTTCTGGACTTCCGTGATCGCAAGCAATTCCCCGAGCCCTTTCCTTGCGTTCTGGGAATAGGAATCGTCCGTGGTGAAAGACTCGGAAAATGGTTTGTTGCTGTTATTCATCGACGTTTCCCCGCAGGCGATATTCTCTATCGCCCGGTAATTGAACTCGGTGATTTCATGATAGGTCTCGGCGGCGCTCCATGCCTCAATCCTAGCAAGAATTACGCTCCATACCGGCTGGTTGTCGGTAGCTTGGAGGGCTTCCCGTCTGATCTTCACTGTCAGCCGGGAAGCCAATTCCGCTGTTGCCCAGCCTTCGCGGTTCCCCTTTATCACCTCACGGCTCATGGCCTCATCTGCCGCCCAGCCCCCGGCTTTAAGGATTTTAGGCATCCGCCAAGCCGTTTCCGCTGTCATTAAGCCTTCGGCAAAGGGCATGGACATGGATTTCTCAGGCGCTTCCACCGTTGTCCAGCCTTCAAAGATATGCAGCATGGGCAGCCAGATATCGGCCCAGCCCTCGTTGGTTCGCCATGCCTCGCCGATGTTGTGAGCAAAAGCCTGTGACCACAATTCCGCCGCATGCCAGCTCTCACGCGGATTGAGGGTGTATCCTTGGTTCCAGGCATCCGCTGTCGCCCAGCCTTCGCCCACACTCAAGGTATACCCGACAGGATAAACGGTATCCCAGGTTTTCCCGCCATCGGGATCGTTCCAGGCAAAGCTGGCGGTTCCCCAGGTGTAGGCGCCTCCTGGCGATGAAGTCACGTTAACCGTTGTCGCCATTGCTGCTTCCTCAACTTAAAGTGAACTGGAACTGGGCCGTCAGGGTGTCGTTTTCCCCTTTATTGATTACCGAAAAAACAACCCTGTCCAGCATCGTGCCGGAACTGGCGGTTGTGCTGTTGAACACGCCGGCCTCAGTGATGGCAGCGGTGGCTACGCCGGGGTTAAAGGTCGCACTCAGAGTAAATACCTGCGTCCCGGCGGTATGAGAATAGGTTGCGGCCTGGCGGGCGACTTCCGCCGTCAGCGCGGTTTGCGAAGCCACCGGGGTATTCGTGCCGGTTCCCAAGGCGATGGCGTTCATGACGTTGGCCGGCGTGCCGGCGATCTGCTGGCAGATAAAATCAAAGCCGCCGGCTACAATGATGTTATCTTTTCGGCGGACTTCCACTGTGCCGTCTTCTTTTTTTAAGGTTAGGCACAGGCTGCCTTTGACTTTTACATCGCTTTTCTCCACGTGATCTGCCTCCATCAGTTTAATTTCGGATACAAAAAAACGGCTGTGAAACTGCCGACCGGCCCGTAAGCCGCCTCGGAGTTTCCTGCCGCATTCGCACTGAACGAATACACATATAATTTTCTCGTGGTCTGGGTTTGCACAATTCCAAACGTCAGCCAGTCGATGCTTTTGAATTCTACCCTCGCCTCATTTCGATTTCCCAGATGGTCCGTAAGATAAAAAACTTCCTTACTCGCGTCGTAGCCGACCAGCAGGCGGCCGCCCGCCCCCTTGAAGGTCATATAGACCACGTCGTCAACAATTGGCTGAGTAACGCTTACATAAAAAACTACATTATATATCGCCGGTATGTTTATTCCCCAGGAAAGCTTCGTCAAGTCTTGAACAAATGCTCCCTGCCGAAAACGGCCGCTCGCGTAAGTAACTTGCACGGCCTCCTGCGCAGGTGTGCCAAGGTCGCCGTCTGCTGTGCCGTCAAGGGAAAGGGACTCGATGATATTCAAAGGGATGCCCTTAAATAGCGAAATCTGATGGTCCAGCGTAATGCCGGTAATGTCGCCGTCCGGTTCCCAGGGGGTTTGCGCCTCGGCGTCGTCCCAGGTAAAATTGGCGCTGCCCCAGGTAATACCGGTGTCCTTCACGCCAATCATGTCGGCCAATATCGTGTTTCTGGCGGTGAAGGATTTTCCGAGATCCACCTCGACAATATGCTGGCCGCGTATAGCCCCGTCGGCGAGTTGCAGGCCGCCGTCATGGACATAAGTATTCAGCGACGCCCCAGTCCAGCCATTCGCCGCCTGGTCGATGGTGATCACGGCATTGCGGTTCCCGGAATCAACAATGACCACGCTGTTATTTTGCGCGTTTACGCTGTAATTGCCGTAGCTGTCGATGGCCTTGATCCAGAAGCCATGATCACCCGGCGTCGGGAACAGACACCGATAGTAAGGACTCGTCGTCCTGCCGATACGCTGGCCCAGTTCCCAGCTTGCGCCCCGGCGGATTTCGTAGGTGATATTGGCCCCGGAGACCGGCTGCCATCTGAAATCCAAATCGTCACCGATACGAACCACATCAAACCCCTGCACATCGGGCGGTACGCTAAACGAGGCCAGGATGGTGGCCGGCGCTGGCGACACGTTGCCGCTGGTGTCTATGGCTACAATGTGAAAAGCATATTGACCCGCCTGAGTAACCGGCACAAACAGACAGGTATTCATGATTTTATCGGCGATCAAGACGCTGGCGTCCATTGAGACGTTGTTTGCGCCCTGATAAACATTGTAGCCGGCGAGATCAATTTCGCTATTCGCCTGCCACGAGAGCAAGAAGCCGCCCGTTACTTCCTGATACGCGAACCCCTCTACACTCGCCGGCGGAGTAATTTTGCCGGCGATGTGGAAGGGTTCGGAGATAACGCCGGGTGATACAACGCCGATGCCGGTTACGGTTGAGACCTTCACAAGGTAAGTGGCAAGGGCTTTCACGTTGAGTATCGTTGTATTAGCCGACCGGATGCCAGCCGCCCATAAAAGCCAGGAACCGCCGTTATCGCTGCTATACCAGACGGAATATCCCGCGACGAAGCTGTTCTTCGGCGCGGCCCAGGAAACATGGAGAACGGAGACGATGGTTCCATCCGTTTGCATGTACGTTTCCTCGCCGCCGCTCAGACCGGTGACTTCAACAGGGGAGGTGTCAAACGAGCTGTAGTTAACAACCGGCGCGCCGATTTTCTCATCGTAAACCGCCGCGACGTACTCCACTCCGGTGATCTTGACCTTTTGATCGCCGCTTTTAGCGATGCCGACGACTTTAAACGGCTTGGTTTCCCTCCCGACCGGACCGAAAGCATAGACATCGTACCGCCGCGGAATTGTCGCGAACGGCGTCACTACTATAAGTTTGTCCGTGGTCATATCTTCACCGCAGATGCTTACCGGCGCATCGATAATCTCGTCGGTGTACAGCCGAATCTTGATAGCGTAGGGCTGATTAGCAAGCAGCGTGACCTCTTTATCCAGCGTAACCGTGGTTTCCGTCGCCGAAACGATCCGGCCCCCGGCGTCACCCCATTTAGGGATATCGTGCTGCACATCGACAATATCGCCCAGGGTGCAGGCTATGGCGTCAATATCGGCTTCCCAGTTCTCGGTCCTTACAAGGTACTGGTTGCATCGTGACAAATACGCCGCCTCGGCGTAGGCATGTCGGTAGTCGGTGATGCCATAGTAGGTCGTCCGCACCGGGTTGCTGACCACGACTGACGACTCATAGCCCGGCCCGTAGTAAACCGCCTCGTCAGCCGCGTAGTTTTTCTCCTTGTTGTAAAAAGTCACCTCGACGCTTGTAGCCCGGTCCTTGGTGGATTCGAACTGGCCCTTAAAGGATTTTTGCGTAATATTGCCCACGGTGAAGAGCTGGGTTGGCGTGCCGGGCATGTCGCAGATACAACTGTACAGCGTGCCCTTGGGGATGACCGCGCCCCGGCCCACAATCGCCAGCCGCGCCAAGGCGTCCCAGAAGGAGAGGTCCTCGGAAAGATAAATATTGAGACTAAAACGGTAATCCCCGTTCACCTGCCCGTCGGCATAAGCGGCAGCGGCCGCGAAGGCGTTGTAGTCGATGCGGCTGGCCGGATTTCCATCGACACAGTATTCGTATTTGCCGGTGTGGATGTTTTTCAGATACTTGCAGCCGTGAATCAGGTCGTAGCAGGCCCAGTACGGGTTTGAAGCCCGTTTCTGCTCGTACTGCCCGGTGTCGGGGTTAAATACGTTGACCGTGCTCCTGGTCTGCTCCCAGGTTACAGTGGGATCGGAGCTTGACAGTTGGTTGGTCGCCAGTGCCCTGATACCGACTAAAACCTTGTTGGGATAGGCGAAATCGTCATAGATAATCTCGGACAGGGTAATCCAGAAAACGCGGGTCAAATCCCTTGTTGATGTGCCGGATTTCCCCGCACAGCGCACCCGGACGACATACTGCCCTGGCGTCAGATTATCTATTCTGTAGGTCGTCCAAAGGGAGGTATTTTTTGAGTTAGAAGTTGTGCCGCCGTTTGTCAGCGGCCACTCGGTCCAGATTGTCGTGCCGATCAGCCTGTACTGCGCCTCTACCGTTACCGAAGCCGTTCCCAAGCCGCCGTCGTCGTTGATATGGGCAAGGCCATAGGGGAACTCGACCGTAATCTGCAAACCCTGCACCGCGGTCCCTATCGTTTGCTGATTCGACCAGTCGCCGGCGGTATCCAGTTCATAGCCAAGCTCATAATCGGTGACCGTGTCGTTGAAGTTGGGAATCGGTGTTTGGTCGTTGGCGCCAAGCCGGATGTCATACGTAACGTTTACATAGTTGCCGATGGGATTGCCGTCAATTAGGATATTGTCGACAGAATCGACCGGTCCTTCGCCGCCCGAGTATAGCAGGTTTAAATATTGATTGCTCCCGTCGGATGTGACGAATCGGCACAGCAAAACAGGCGATATCCGGACTGTTCCGTAGGTTTTCGCCACCGGCGTTCCCGGCTTGGCGGTCGGCTGCGGGCCGTTCCAACCATAGGTGGTGGACTGCTGTTGTTCCTGCTGTTTCGGCGGCGGCAGGATGGCGTTGGCGATGCGACCGCCGATATATGTGCCGACAGCCCGCCACAAGCCCTGCATAAACGTACTGCTGCCGCCGAGAGGGGCCAACAGATTGCCGAACCAGGTCATCACAGCGATGTCGAAAACAGCCCGGAAGAAGTTGGATAACCCTTTGGCAAGCACAGGGTGCACAACCACACTGTCCTCATCACCGGGAATTAAAGTGTCCCATTCCTCTTTTTCCAGCCGGTGGCCGTTGACGCTGACGGAAAAGTCGGTATCCGGCCACAGACGGATGATGGGCGCGATATGTTCGGCGATGGTTGGTCCGGCATCCACGTATTTAATTTCCCGCTTGTCCGGCGTGACCGGATTGCGGACGAAAATCAACTTCACGGCAGCCACCCCGGCACATAATAGCCTTCGATCCGTTTTTTCCAGAAGATATGATCGGTCCGGGCGATCACCACGCCGGCTGATTCATGAGCATGAATAAACTTGCCGGCGCCGAGGTAAACGCCGATATGGTCACATATCCCCTGCGTTGTAAAAACAAGGAGCGCGGGGACCGGAATCTCCCCGGCACACCGTAACCACTCCCCTCGGTTTTCTGCGAACCCGCCGGCAACCGACTCGCAGTTTAGCCGGTAGTCCGGCAATTCAATGCCAAAACGGCGGAATATCTCCACGGCAAGCCCCCAGCAATCCCACTCTTCAGGTCCGGTTGCACCTTCTTTGAAACGCCTTCCAACCAGGTCAGATATTCGATGCATAGAAACCTCCCATTCCCGGACAGCCGCCGAACCGCGTCGCGTTGCCGCGCAGCTTGCAGTCGGCCAGGGTGTGACTGCAGGTCGGGTACTGCGCCAGTGTTGCCGCAGGTATGCCACACTTGATCGAACCGTACTTCCAGCAGCAGAAGTCCGGCAAATACCGGTCCGCCAAAGCCCGGTAGTACATCCAGAAATCCGACCCCAGGGTAAAGGTGACCCACTCTTCATCGTAGGAGGTGCTTTGCACATTGAACGATTCCTCAATCTCCGGATTCGCATTGTCCAAATGCGCCGCATGGACCAGCCTAATGACAATCACACAATCAACCAGGCCGCTATATTCCTCAAGGTACGCCTGGACGACGCCGGAAACGTTCGATACTTGAACGGTGAATGTAGGCATCGACTTCATGTCCTGACTGTTGTCCGAAAGCAGCATTGGAATCGGCTCCCAGACAATATTCCGCCAGGTCACAACCTCGTTGTTTTTCGCCAGATAGGCGCTTGTCCCATCAGGCAGCTGAATTTCGAACAGCACAATCCACGGCTTGTCATTGGCAAGTTTATTTTTTTCGATCAGACCGACGCTCGAAAACGGTAACGGCATAAGTTAGGCCTCCACAATCGATATTTCCACATGCCAGTAGCCCAGCAGCGTTTTGGCGGCTTTAGGCGGGGAAACGAACTGCATGTTCACCGGCTGCCCGGTGTCCTGGTCGGTCCAAATAAAAATGTTGGCGTAGTTCGCCAACACAAAGGCTTTGAACAGCGCGTAATCTGCGTTCGTCATCGCGACCCAGGTGAAGTTCTTGCCCATGACGTTCCGGGTATAGCGAGGGCGGCTAACCATGTAGCCGCCGTCCACCGGAGAGCTGATCCTGTTATCTTGAAAGACATCCTCCTGCGGCCCGGAAGGCGACAGCGACGGCGGCGCGATAGCCGGAAAAAAAGGATAGTCCATATATTAACCCCTCCCGAACAGCAGGTCGCGGGACCCCGCGAGGTTTTTGTTCACACCGTCGACGAACATCTGCATCAAGGTGGTGTGGGTAGCCGGATCGTATTGGGCCTGCTGCGTGACAGTGAGTTGCTGGCCACTGCGGTTAACGACATTCACGTTAATATTGGGGGTGGCCGAGGCACTTGCCGAGTTGGCCATGCCCACCGACTCGCCCGCCGTGTAAACGTGAGCCGAGTCTCCGAAGTACGCCAGCTCCGGACCTTCCTCGCCGACGATGGTCCAGCCGGAAACGTCGCCGCCCAGAGCGGCAAAGTCCAGACCGGAAGCTTCCGACGGACTCGGGATGGAAGTTAATCCCGCGCCGCCGGTCGTCGCGGTCTTGGCGGCGCCGGCGGTTGGCGTCCCGACCATACCGCCGATCAGTTGCTGTAGCGGACCCAGAATGTATTGCTCCGCCCACATTTTGACGAACATTTTCTCGATGTCTTGAACAACGGACTGGAAAATGTTTCGGAGCGCCGTAGTGGCGGACGTACCTTCTGTGACCATCTTCGTGAAGGTGTCCGTAGTGGTGCTTTTAATATCGTGCCAGGCATCGACGATAATGTCGACATAGTTGGTTTGTTCATCCCGGATTTCCGTGAAAGCGACTTCCCAGGCCGTCTCTACATGGGTGGCGGCCATTTGATGCTGCTGTGAAATCGCATCGGCGAGTTGGCGCTGAATTGCGAGCTGGCGCTCCGCATCACCGACCGCGGCTGCATACTGGTCATTTAGATCAGCAATGTACTGATTGAGTCCCTGCTGACGGATGGCGTCTATCTCGGCCTGCGTTTTGCCGGCAATGGCGACTTGCAACTGGGCGCTTTCCAGGGCGCCGCGGTCCTGCTGGAGCAGATTGTCGCCCTTGGCGTAATCCCGTTTTCGGGCGGCCAGCTTTTTCTTGGCCTCGGCGTCCGCGTTCGCCTGGCTTATAGCTTCTTGGTCGTTGCCATTCTGAGCGATGGCGTTGATTTCGGCCTGACGTTCCTTCTCGATTCTGGTCAGCGCGATCTGATACTCGGCATCGGCCTCCGCATTCTTATCATTCAGCAACTGAGCGTTCATCAGAGCCGCCTGATCCTTGACATCCTGCCACGCTTCACGCCAAACCCGCTTAACTTTTTCCGCCGCAACCTTCTGGTATTGGGTGATTTTCTCAGATAGGCCCGAGGCGTCGCCGCCGTTCTTGGTGATCTCGGCGACCTGGTTGTTCATGCGCTGGACTTCATCGGTGATGTTCGCCATCCCGGCCTCGTAGGCAATGCTGGTGCTTTGGGCGATCCGTTTATTCAGATCGGCCATGAGCTGGGCCGCCTGCTCATTGGCCCGCTGGATTTGCGCCAGGTGATCGTGAACGGAATGGGTCGGGTTTTTCCGGCCGGCCGCCTCGATGGCGGCCATCTGGGCGGCCAGAGTGGGATCAATATTGCTGCCGTCCTGGAGCCAGGGTTTGTTATTTTCCTGTTTCTGTCGCCAGGCGACGTAGGCGGCATGTTCTTCTTCCTCGGCGTCCGTCATGGCAACCCGCTCGGTATGTTCGGGCACCCAGTAGCCGCCCATTTCGGTGCCGGGAGCCTCTTCCCAGTGGCCGGCCACGGTGCGGCCGACCAGGTGCTTTCCAGGCCGACTGGGATCGTCCCAGACCTCCGCCCTGGGGTTGTAGCTCTGAACCTTATGAAGCCCATCCAGATACTCGACCAGCGCTTTTATAGCGAAGCCTGTGGCCACAGCCACGCCGACCCAGCCGCCGGCCAAGGCCCAAAGGCTTGATAGGAAGTTGCCGGCGGCTACTTTGGCCGTCGCCATGGCACCAACCGTTTGCTCGCCAGCGGCCACCGCAGCGGCTCCCTGTGCAGCCGTCGCAGTAGTCAGCTCCACCTCGGCTGTTGCGGCCACCCTCGCGGAAGCGGCGCTCATTTCATTAGCAGCAACAGACTCGGCTGCGGCGATCCGGGCTGCTTCGGCCTGAGCCATAAAGGCGGCGGTCATATCCGCCCGGATTTTCGCGGCCGCGGTCGCGCCGGCATTGGCGATCTCGACGCACTTCTCGGCGATAACCGCAGCTGTTTCCTCCGCGCTCAGACCCGCCTGCTGCGCGGTTCTTACCGCGTCGGCCTGCATCTTGGCATACATTTTATCGCTCGCAGCGACGGCCCGGGCGATAGCTCTTTCCTGTGCAGCGGAAAGTCCATCGGCAGCGGCAGCCTGCGTGGCAGCCGACGCGGCGGCCTCGGCCGCTGCGGTCTGCCACAGGGAGGCGATGGCACTGGCGGCGCCGCCTGCCAGCTGGATGCCTTTATACGCGGCAAGCAGTTCCAGGGCGTCCTTTGTCAGTTCAACGATTTGGATTTTATTCTCACTCAGGAAGGCAGCCGTCGTCTGCAGGCCAGACATGACCGGCGGAAACAACTCCTGCGCTACCGGCGTCAGGGCGCCGGCAAGCGCCAGCCCGATCTGGCCGGCCTGCATCGACACGACTTCCATATTCAGTTTCAGATCATGCAGTTTTTGAGGATCGAGGCCGATACCCTGAATTTGGGTGGCTTTTTCGGCAGCCTCGCCGTAGTCTTTTAGCGTTTTGACGAGCGCCATGCCACGCACACCCAGCGTTTCCATGATGAATTCTTGCTGGAGGCCGTTGGCTTCGGCCAGCTTGTAGCCCTTGCTCAGGTTCTCCAACTGCTGGTTCAACGGCAACAGTTTACCGGCACTGTCGGTAAGAGATACACCAAAAAGCGCCAGGGTGGCGCGGGTCTTCTCCCCGGCCTGCCCTGACGCATTGAAATTTTTATCGAGCCGAAGCATGGCGCTGGCGAACGAGTCTCCGTCGCCGCCGGTCATCTTCAAAACCCGCGAGAGGTTCAGTGCCTCGGCCGTGCCCACGCCGAGCCGGGTGCTAAGTTGATAAACAGCCTCGCCGGCGTTGACGGCGCTATCGACGATGGCGCCCAGGCCGAAGCCGCCGGCGGCAAGTGTGGCCAACCCTGTAAGCTTGCCGATCATGCCGCCGATGCCGTCCGCCGCCCCGCTGATCGCGCCGGTAAAGTTCGTGATGGGGATTGTGGAGAAGGCGGTTTGTACACGGGACTGACTGTCGTCCAGAGTTTTCTTCAGTCCGGAGTTGTCGCCCCCGATTTTGACTAGGAGTTCAGCGATAGTCGACAATCCTCACACCCTTTCCTTTCTTAGGATATCCTTGAACTGCTCGCGCAGATATTCCTCATCTTCATTGCGTTTTTGCTTGCGCTCGCCCCGGATCGGTTCCAGAAGGTCGGCGACGCCGATCGGCTGGGCCAGGTATTTGCCCTCGATGTTCATCAACTGGCAGACGAAGTAGGCGATCATGTTTTCCTGCTGTCTCCGGCGCCAAGAGTAGCCTTCCAGGAGCAACATGAATTCCTGTGGCTGCAATCGGCCGAACTCCCAAGGCTTCAGCGCCAGTTGCCCATAGGCCAAAGGCTCCGCCCATTCAACCCACTCCGCAAAAGACTCGAAGGTTACGCCTTGGGCTCTTCCGCGTTTTTTCTTTCCTGATCCACCTTTCCGAAGATGCCGGTGGCCAGGATGGCCTGCACGATCGGTAGCGCCAGCTCGTCCAGGTTGCCGCCCTTGTCGAGATATTTCTCGATCTTCTCAGCCATGAGTGCCGCTGTCGGCCGCTTATAGTGGTGCTTTAGGCCGACCAGGAAACCCGCGATGCAGAAGTTAATACCGGCGTCCTGGCGTCGGACCACGTTTATGATGGAATCGCCCAGCACTTTCTCCAGCTCGGCAAGGCGAACGATGTCGAAGTAAATGGTTTGCCCGGCCTCAAAGTGGTCGAAGGGAATGATCTTTTTCATAATTTCCTCCTTGATTAATAATTATGGATGAAGGGTTTCTTTTTGTGTGAAATTCGGATATACTGAAAGCAAGAAATTCAGAAAACGGAGGGCGTCCAAATGACAGGCCGCATTGAGGTACGTAGCCGGAACCAAGTGACCCTGCCCAAATCACTAACCAAGACCCTGGCAATCCGTGAGGGCGACATACTGGAGTACACTATCGAGAACGGCAAAATCATCATCACACCGAAGACCCTTGTTCCTAAGGAGCAAGCATGGTATTGGTCGAAGGAATGGCAGGCCGCTGAGAAGGAAATAGAACAGGAAATAGCCGAAAAGGGGCACGGCAAAGAATACTCGGCGGGCGAACTCCTGGAGGAAATCAAACGTGCCCAAGATTAGCCGCAGTGACAGGTTCATAAAAGAACTCCGGAAATTGGTCGGCAAGGGTGTTCTCACCATCGAACAGGTCGAAAAGTTCCTACGGCTCATCGAAGAGAATCCACGGCATCCTTCATTACGCATCAAAAAGATTCAGGGGACTGCGGACATTTTTGAGGCTTCGGTGAACATGAGTGTCCGTGCGTCTTTCCAATACATCAAGCCTGATACGGTCTATTTGCGGAATATTGGGGAACACGACATGACCCTCAAAAGACCTTAAGGGTAACAACTCCCATCGCCTATAGGCGGTGGGAGTTGTCATATGCCCAGGCCCGCAGCACGACCCCGGCCGGCCTTTCTTTATTCCGCCTTTAGGAAGGGTCGGTAAGATCGGAGAGCGGGCCTACGCCGTCAATGGTGCCCTTCAGCGTAGCGGCCTGGTTATATTGGTTGTCGATAGTCAACTCGGAGATGGAACCCCAGCCGGTACGATACTTTCCGTCCGGATAAACGAACTGAATGTTGACCTGCTTGCCGGCGTTGAAAGCGGTTTCCAAGGCGGTAATGCCCGCGTCCTGGAGCAGCACCAGGCCGTCCAGAGAGATGGACCAGGACAGAAGCCCGACTAGCGAAGCTTTCCAGCCGCCGGTGGTCTTGTCAGAGGCGTCGATGGTGTCGCCTTTCCGGGTCAGTGTGCCTGCCCGCTGTCCGCCGATGAGCGTCCAGATCGGAACCGTAGCGGTGCCGGTGTTGATATAAAGCAGATAATCCTTGCCGACCGTAGCCTGGGCCGGTGACGGATTAGTCGGTAGATTCACGGACATGTTATCAGCCTCCAGTGTTTTGAATGGTTATGACGACGGTGATAACGCCGTGATAGCCGAACTCTTCCTCGGCAAACGCCTCGAAGAAATCGACGTCCTGGCTGATGACAAAAAAGCCAGGCGCCTCGATCGAGGCCGACGAAACCACCGTGGCAATGTCGTTGGCGACCGCGTTGATCTCCGCCTTGCCGTTGTAATCCGACCAGATGTGTATCTGGATCGACGCCTCCCAGATATCCGAAGTTTTGTCAGGCAGCCGCTTACAGGTAAAAGCGCCGATTGTGATATACGGGAGAACGGCATTCTCCGGGACGTCGTCATATACCGGCGTTGTCTGCCCGGCAGACAATAAGCTAAACAGCCCTGTCTGCAGGGCTGTCATGGGTATGCGCCGCATAATAATCATGGTTTGATCGCCGCCTCAGCCGACCTGACCAGGTTCGGTTTTTCGTCCTCGAACGCAGGTCGCATAAAAGGAAACTCCCGCCGCGCCGGAATGTTCGCGGCAGCGGCAAAACCGCTTCCTGTCAATGCGCAGCTGTGCAGGGCCCTCTTGTTTTTTGGCCGCTCTTTCGCGGCCCTGGCGCCGTACTCCACCAGGTGGGCGTGCGAAGATTTTGCCCGGACAATGCCGATGTTTCGAATGCCGTCGTAGGACATAGAAATGCCTTTTACTAACCCCCCGGACTTCACCCTCGCCCGCCGTTTAGCGCCCAGCATGATGTTCGACGTTGAGGTTTGAACTGCCGAACTCAGTTTTGCCTGGGTCTGTGCGTCGTAGGTTTTGAAAGCTCCGAGGAACCGTTGGAGATCGTTGATGCCCAGATTTACCGTGAAAACAGCCATCTCAGTACACAACCTCCCGGCAAACAATCACTGTGGTTTCCCGATCGATGTCATAGGTGTGTAGCACGTCGTAGGTTCGTCCGTCATTCTGGGCACGCCAACCGCGTTTGATGTCCGTCCGACGCCGGATGGAAATCAGTCTGACCAAATCGCCGACGACCGTGCCGACGGCTGGAATCTCTTTGACGTTTGGATTCCGGAACTCCGCCCACACCTTACCGACAGGTTGGTAAGTTGTTTTCGAGCCGCCCATTCCGTCCGGAGTTTTAACAGGCTGAAGCAGGGTAATCCGCCATTTCATCCGGCCTGCTATCATGGCGACACCGGCGGAAGGTCCGCATAATCCTTGCAAAGAGAAATGTGGTTAATCAGCGCGTCGATGGTGTGGTCCACCTTAGCGTCGCGGCCGGCAGCCATATCGTCCCGGTTCTCGTACCAATGCGAGCAGAGGTATTTGACCGCCATCTTCCACACGCCGTCGGTCGGGTCGTAGACCTTGCCGGTCATGCGCTGCAGATACCCGGTGGCGCCTTCCATAAGGTCCTGGATGAGCGCGTCCTCGTCATTGCTGTCGACCCGAATGTAGAGCTTGACGTCGTCAAGCGAGAGAGCCGTGGCCATGATTAGTCACCAGCCTTGGCTTTTGCCTGGGCCTCGGCGGGAACTTCCGGCGCCGGATCGGACTCAATATCGAAGTCCTTCAAGACTTTGAGATTCTCCCGGATCGTGGCCAGAGTTTCCGCATCGGTCGGTGAATAACCCCGTGCAAGGATATCGGTGATGATTTTGTGGTTCAGATCGGCAAAGGCCGCTGCCACACGGTCAATTTTTCTCATCTGTGTTTCACCGCCTTGAAAAAGTAGAGGCGGACTATGCCGCCCCGTTATTACTTAACCAGAGTGACCAGAGAATTGGGGTCGACAACTTTGCCGTCGGCGATCATAACCGCCCTGGTAACCCAGTCGTCGCCAACCCAGATCTCCTGATAGCGCTGGACGTTGATATTGTAGTTGGTGTTCAGCACATAGTCGCTGAAATCAAACAAAAACGCCCACACGGTGCCGGCAGTCAGGCTGGTGGAGAAGGCCGGAAGGTAATTGCACAGCACAACCTCGCGACCGAGTAGAGTACGGGGAGTTTTGCCGGGAATACCTTCGTTCACACGGGCGATCGGCTGACCGGCGGTATCAGTTTCACCCAGCATGGCGTTCCAAGTCTGTTTAGTCATGCACCATTTCGCGGTTGCCTCGTAGGCGATATCCAAAGCGCCTTCGGCGGCGATAAAGGACTTCCGCGAAGGGGTGCCGGTAATTACCTGGCCGGCGTTGACCGGTGTGCCGACCGAAATAATACCGGTAGGTTGGCCGCTGCCGGAGCCGGAAATGATCGCCTGCTCCAGCGCAATGACCATGGCCTGGGAAACATTGTTGATCAGAATGGCCTCGAACGCGGGCACGGCCATGGTATCAACTTCCAGGCTGACGGCAACGGCACAGCGCAGTTTATAGTAACCGAAAATGATGGAGCCGGTGGTCTTGGCCTGCTTGCTGCTGCCCTGACCTTCGGACACCCAGGTAGCTACCGGCTTGACGTTGGAATTCGGAATGGCCACGCCGCCCCGGTAGTTGGTTTGGGTGATGATCGGCAGAATCATGCCGCTGGCCAGCATTTTGTCCACAACTGTATTGAGGACATTCTCCGGAATCGGAGCATCGGTGGTCATGGTGGTGGCGTCGGCCCGGAACTCCTGCGGAAGCGGAGTACCGCGCAGAACATAGTTCATAAAGGCGGTTCTATACTCCATGGAAGTAGTGTCAACGCCGGAGCGCTGCTGTTCTTCTTCTGGGGCGACTTTGGCGCCCGGAGGCAGGATAATTCTGCCGCGAACATCGCCGGTATTCAGTTTGCTGGCGATGTCCAGCCGCTTTTGAATGCCGCGTTCCTCTTGCTCCAGGGCCTCCAGTTCGGCCTGGATGGCATCCAGGTCGCACTCGTCGCCGGTTTGAAGCAGATTGCGGATTTCAGTTTTACGGGCGAGAATCTCTTTCATTCTCTTGTCCATATTGAGTGCTTACCTCCAAGTTGCGATTTTGTTAT